GTACGCGGTAACGGCTTCAGGCAAAAGAAGGAAAACCGCAAAAAAGACAGCGTAATTAGTGAGATAACCAAATGGCCTCGATGGAAAAAGAAGTTGAAGAGTATTACAACAAGTATTTTGATTTGTTTACAACCGATGGTTGGAAGCAGTTACTTGAAGAGTTAAAGCACAATGCTATTTCTGTTAATAGCGTTGAGGCAGTTAAAGACAGTGACGATATGTATTTTCGGAAAGGCCAGCTAAACATTTTGGCTTTTTTGTTGAATTTAGAGTCTACTGTTAACAACAACTTTGAAGAGTTGCAAAAAGAAGATGAATAAGATATTTGACTTTCGTTGCGAAAACGGTCATATATTTGAAGAGTTTGTAGCGGGCGGAACCACAGCCACTAGGTGCGGATGTGGCGCTAATGCTAGAAAGATCGCTTCAGCATCAAATTTCGTGCTGGATGGGTCTACTGGGGATTTCCCTGGCAGGCACATTAGGTGGGTGCGAGAGCATGAAGAAGCGGGAAGACGAGGACGGGAAGCTCAACGAGAGGAGAGTCAAGCCCAATAATTCCATAACCATTAGGCGGAATGAGTTTAAATGATGTCAAGAGCAACAATTATTGATGAGCGTCAAGATGAAGAATCTTCTGATGCTTTGCAGGACACAGCGCAAGAATCCGTTGAGGCTCCAGTAAAGGAGAAACCTCAAGATTTTGACATTCCAGAAAAGTATCGTGGTAAGTCTGTACAAGATTTGGTGCAGATGAACCAAGAGCTTGAGAAGTTTTCGGGCAAACAGAGTACGGAAGTAGGCGAGCTGCGAAGATTAGTTGACGGATACATTCAGACAGAACTCGACAACAAGCAAGCACCTGAAACACAGCAAGAAGATAGCAACACAAATGATGTTGATTTTTTTGTTGACCCACAAAGTGCTGTTAATCGGGCTATAGACAATCATCCTAAAATCAAAGAGGCAGAAACGTACACTAAACAGTACAAACAACAGGCCACTCTTGCACAGTTAAGATCAGATCACCCTGATATGGATCAAGTTTTGCAAGACCCTAAATTTGCTGAATGGATAAAAGGATCAAAGGTTAGAACGCAACTGTTTGTTAATGCAGACCAAGCGTATGATTATGATTCGGCAAATGAGCTATTTTCGCTTTGGAAAGAACGAAGCAGTATAGTTCAGCAAACTGCAATAGCAGAGCGCGCAAGTCGTAAGAATGCGGTTAGGTCAGCAACAACAGGCAATGCCCGAGGTACAGCGGAAAGGTCAAACAAAAAAGTTTATCGTCGTGCTGACATTATTAAACTTATGAAGACTGACCCAGACCGTTATAACGCTTTATCAGATGAGATACTGAAAGCATACGCGGAGGGTCGAGTTAAATAGCCTAAAGGAGAACTATCATGGCTACAGCAACTTATCCCGGCGCGGGTGGTAATACCGCATTAACAGAAGCGGCAACATTTGTACCAGAAATTTGGTCAGATGAAATTATTGCTGCCTACCAAAAGAACTTGAAGATGGCTCCCCTTGTCAAGCGCATTTCTATGTCTGGCAAGAAGGGTGACGTTATTCATATTCCTAAGCCTACTCGCGGCGATGCCAATGCTAAAGCGGCTGATACTGCGGTAACTATCATTGCCAATACAGAGTCAGAGTTGACGATTACTATTAACCGTCACTTTGAATACTCGCGCTTAATTGAGGACATTGTAGAAGTTCAGGCTTTGTCTTCTTTGCGTCAGTTTTACACTGAAGACGCTGGTTATGCTCTGGCTGTACAGGTTGATAATGACCTGCACTCTTGCGGTACTGGCTTTGGTGACGGTGGTGCAGTTGTATTTTCTGGATCAGTAGCTCCTACTGACTACCAGCACACTGGCTGTTTTATGAATACTAATGACTCAACGACTCAGTACACTGACGATACCATTGACGGTATTGCTGGTGATAAGTTTACTGATCGTTTTTTCCGAGACATGATCCAAAAGTTGGATGACAACAATGTCCCAATGGAAAATCGTTATTTTGTTATTCCCCCTGGAGTACGGAATGAAATTATGGGCATTGACCGATATGTTTCATCTGACTTTGTAAACGGCGGAGTAGTAAATAGCGGGCTTATTGGTAACCTTTATGGCGTAGATGTATACGTGTCTGCTAACTGTGCGACTATCGAAGCTGCTGCTGCTAACACTGCGGCAAGTGTTGATACTCGCGCGGCGTTGCTTTTCCACGCTGATGCAGTTGTGATGGCTGAGCAAATGGCCGTTCGATCACAGACACAATACAAGCAAGAGTACCTGTCTACTCTGTACACTGCCGACACGCTTTATGGTGTCCAAGTGTATCGTCCTGAAGCTGGGTTTGTGCTCGCACTACCATCTGCTTAATCTTTACGGGGGCTTCGGCCCCCCTTTCTTTATATCCAATGTTTTCCTTGGAGTAGTTCATGGCAACCACAATTAAGCTTAAAAATGGATCGGGTGCGCCCTCAGCTAGTGATTTAGTCCAAGGCGAACCAGCAATTGATTTAACAAACAAAAGACTTTATACCGAAAATGGCAGTGGTGCTGTTATCGAAGTGGGGTCAAACCCAAGCAGCCTTTCTATTGCGGGGACTGCAATTACCGCTACAGCGGCAGAGTTAAACATTCTTGATGGCGTAACCTCTACTGCGGCGGAGTTAAATATCCTTGACGGAGTTACTGCTACTGCCGCAGAACTTAATATTATGGATGGCGTTACATCCACTACAGCCGAACTTAATATTTTAGATGGGGTTACCAGCACAGCGGCTGAGCTTAATATTTTGGACGGAGTGACTTCTACTGCGGCTGAGCTAAATATACTAGATGGTGTTACTTCGACAACGGCAGAATTAAACATTCTTGACGGGGTTACAAGTACAACCGCAGAGTTAAATATACTAGATGGAGTAACAAGTACAGCCGCAGAATTAAATGTGCTTGATGGCGTTACAGCTTTTGTTGACGAAGATGATATGTCTAGCGACTCAGCTACATCTATTCCCAGCCAGCAATCAGTAAAGGCATATGTTGATTCTGTAGCAACAGCATCAGACTTAGACTTTCAAGCTGACAGCGGTGGTGCTTTAAATATTGATCTTGACTCAGAAACCATGACGTTTACTGGCGGCACTGGTATTGATACGTCGGGTTCTGGTAATGCCGTTACGTTTGCGATTGATTCGACGGTAGCAACGCTTACTGGAAGTCAATCTCTTACAAACAAAACACTAACATCGCCTGTTTTAAACACGGGCGTTTCTGGCACTGCGGTTCTTGATGAAGATGATATGTCTTCAGACTCTGCAACTCAACTCGCTACCCAACAATCTATTAAGGCATATGTCGATTCTCAGGTTGCATCTGCGGATACACTTGCCGAGCTTACAGATACAAATGTTACAAGCCCTGCTGATGCCGCCGTTTTGTTTTATGACACAGGCACATCAAAGTGGATTGACAATGTAGTCTCTGGCGACGTTACGATTGCCGATACTGGCGTAGCGGCTATTGGCTCTGGGGTTATTGTTAATGATGATGTTAACGCCAGCGCTGCTATAAGCGTTTCTAAGACCGCTTTGACGGCAGGTACGGGTATTACCCTTAGTACGGACACTTTGTCTGTGGATGCCTCTCAGACGCAAATAACGGCAGTTGGAACAATTGGCACAGGAACCTGGCAAGGCTCGGTTATCTCTGACACCTATGTTGCCAATGACTTAACCATATCTGGCGGCACAATCGAAAACACAATTATTGGTGCATCTACAGCCGCCGCAGGCACGTTTACTACGTTTACCTCCACAGGCATCGACGACAACGCCACAAGCACTGCAATTACGATTGACTCAAGTCAGAACGTGGACATAGATGGCAACCTCACTGCTGGTGATGGCACTGATATCAGTATGTCGGGAACACCCACTGGTCAGATCAGGATTGATGGCAATGGCTACGATGGCGCAATCGCATTAGACGCCACAGGTATGCACATTTACCACAACAGTGCTTCACGCTCTTTGATCTTCGGCACAAATGAAATAGGGCGTATGCTTATCGACTCCAGCGGCAGGGTTGGCATTGGCACTACATCCCCTTCAACTTATAGCAATGCTTCAGAGCTTGTTGTGGATACTGGTGTTTCTGGAGGTATTACGGTAGTCAGTGATTCTACGTCTGGCGGTTATGGTGCTTTGTACTTCGCCGATGGCACAACAGGTGACGAGCAGTACAGGGGGTTCATTCAATACAACCATAACAACAGCGGAACCGATGAAATGCTTATTGGTACTGCTGGCGCGACACGCATGGCGATAGATAGCTCTGGCGGTGTTATTTTCAAAGGGTCTTTAGCAAGTCACCAAACCAATGCGGGCGTTGTTGAGTACAGCAGTAACCTAGTCTCAATACACAGTTATGGCGCAACATCT